CAACGACCCCAGCGAGGTCATGGACCAGGCGCAGGGCTGCATGTGGATCACCGGGCGCAAGTGGTGGCACATCGGCCTGTACTGCCCCGCGCTGGCGCCTGTTGGCCGGCAGCTCTGGTGGCAAGAGTTCAAGCGCGACGACGACTACATCGAAAAGCTCGTGGACGACCTCATGGAGTTCAAGGGCCTCGTCGACGGCTACGAACAGCACCTGCGCCGCAAGGCCGCCTAACCGTTCTCCCTGGGCGGCGCCACCACAACGGAGGCATCCCGGCGCCGCCCGCCCTATTTCCCACAACGCATTACCAAGGAGACTGACCAATGTTCAGCCTTGAAAGCCAGAAAGTCACCCTTGCGCATCTGAACGTGCGCCCCGAGAACCACGGCGACGAGAAGGTCGGCGGCGCGGACCTGAAGATCGCCTACACCGAAAGCAACGGCCACCTGGCCATGTTCCACCCGGTGCTGCGCGACGCCCTGTATCGCCGCGAAGAGACGCCGCCGGATCAGGAAGAGATCTTCCAGGGCAGCCCGGCCGACGCGCTGACGGTGCGCAAGTTTGGCGACCTGATCGGCGCGCTGCGCCTGAAGCACGAACTGAAGGGCGCGCAGGTCGTCATCGGCTTCGGCCTGGGCGGCCCTCAATCGAACATCGATTTCGAAACCGCTGACGTCGACCATTTCTCGGTCGAGCTGATGGAAGGCGGCAGCGCGCGCTACGGCTTTCGCGTCAAGTGCAACCCCACCGGCGAGCAGATCAAGCGCCTGTACGAAGTCCTGGGCGGCGAGGTGGACATCAGCGTCACGCCCGCCGTCGACAAGCAGCAGAGCCTGGGCCTGAACCTGGAATAACCCTTTCGGCCGGTGCGGCGGCGGGACCCTCACGTCCGCCCCACGCTGCCCGCCGGCCACCTTTACGGCACACCACCATGACCCACGCCCGCAAGCCCCGCCGCAAGCAGTACCGGCCCCGCGCCGTCCGTGCGCCCATGCTCGTCGCCACCGACCTGGTGCTGCGCCCGCTTGAGGCCATCATCGACCAGATCAACCGCGACGGCACCGTGCACACCGATGCCAAGGGCATCCCGCAGTTCCGCGCGGGCGACGGCAAATGGTACGAGTCCGCCGGCGCGATCGAGGGCGTTATCTGGCACTTCGAAATGTGGTGCACGCGCCACGACCGCATGCTGCCGCTGGACCCGCTGCGCGAGCTGCACATCGCCCTGAAATACCTGGTGCCGATCCGCGCCGAGACCATGGCCGGCCTGGCCACCACCATGCCCGCCCTGCGCCGCGCCATGGCCACCGCCGACCCGGACGACCAGACCGACCTTCTTCTGCAAACCCAGATCCGCGCCGAGCTTGACGCCGCGCGCGCCACCGGAGCCTGAGAGCATGAACACGAACAATGGATGGAAGCTGGTGCCCGTTTGGCCGACCGAAGAGATGCTGACAGCCGCACGTCAGGCCCCGATACCCACGCTTATGGTGGACTCTTACTCGGCTGAGCAAAATCTCGGTAACGGTGCGAGATACCGAGCCATGCTCGCCGCTGCACCAGAATCCCCTCCCCTGACCGTCACCGTCGACCCCGACCCTCGCGGCGTGAGCGTAGGCGTGTACCAGGGATCGAGCTGCGTCTACCACGGGGCGCACCCTATTCCCGCTGGATCTGAGCAGGAGCGCGACTGGGAGCTTTCGTGCGACGCCTGCAACGGCTCCGGCCACGTCTTCGTCGAGCGCCAGGTAGCCGAGCGCAAGACCGACGTGCAGGATTTCAAGGAGGAATGCCCGCATTGCGACGGGCGCGGCTTCACCATCGCTTTCCAGGACATCCCGGGCATCGCCGAGTACGTCAAATCCTGCCGCCCCGCTCCCGCTGCTGGCGATGCGCTGGATGCGGAGCGGCTGCGCCGAATTGCATGGCTCATCGGAAGCATTTTCGTGCATGGCGATTTCAAAGCCGAAACATTCAACGAAAGAGAGTTGGAAAAACTGCTCCGCGAGAACGGCACCTTCTGGGACTCGCTGGCGCAATTTGATGCCGCCCTTTCCGCCTCCCAGCAGGGAGGGGAGTGATGGAAACTTTCCGCGTTGCTTATCCGTTCGCCCTGGAGGAATACAGCGGGCCGAAAGATGGCGAGTTCTACGACGGCAAGACGTGGCGGCCTGGCGTCCGATTTGAGGCTCGGGACAGCGGGTATCTGTATGACCCGGACCAGGTGGCGATTGCCGATGGCATGGGCGAAATGGTGCTGGAGGTCGTCAGCCACCACAAGCCCGGCAAGTTCCCGGAGCGCACATTCTTCCTTCGCAGCTTCGTGGATCCGAACGGCCGCGCCTTTGGCAAAGCGAAGCTGCGAGTAACGACCACGCCAGCGTTCAAGCGTATGGCCGCTGGGTACCGCCATGAGTTTGAACTGGCCGCCCATCCCACCACCAAGGAAAGGACATGAGCGAAACGAAATTCGACTGCTACAGCCTGAACAACGAAGATTTCACTACTGGTGAAGCTGGTGATGCCCTCGACGATCTCGACGGCCAGGGTGAACTGGAGGAAGGCCGCGAGTACTACCTGGGAGTGTCCGTCACCCCGAAGCCGTCAAGTTTCTTCGACTTCGGCGACATGATCGACCGTATGCAAGCGCTGGCGTTCGACGGTAACGGCGAGCATGCCGAAAGCTACCTCAACAGCCACGACCTGCCGGACACCAAGCGCGCCGAACTCAAGGCGATGATCGAAACTTGGCTCGACGCCAACGTCACGCCGGCCTTCTACAAGGTCACACAGGTTCAGCGCTTCACGGTCACGCAAGCGGACATTGATGAATTCCGCTCCACCTCGGAGGCAGCATGACCGACCAGAACAACCCCGCCCAGTCGGCAGAGCATGAAACCGCCGTTGAAGCCTTGGAACGCTTGCTGAGTCTCTGCAAAAAGGAGCAGACCAGAGGCGTGAAGATCAGTCGCGAAGAACTGCGCGCCCTGCTGTCCAAGCTGCGCGCGGAGGGCGTGCAGGCGGGCGAGCCTACAGCGTTTGAAGCGTGGGCCAAAGGTGTCGGCGGAGACTTCGCCCGGCACAACTGCGGTCCCTACGACCGCGATGCGATGAAGCTGGCCGGGATGGCGTGGCGCGCCGCCCTGGCAAGCGCCCCTGTAGCCGGGGAGGCGCATAACTCGAATTCGCGTTATGCAATGAAATCAGGCACTTGCGATGCCGCGCCCCAGGCCAGCGACGTGGTGCGCGATGCGGCGCGTTGGCGGTCGTTTCGCGCCGCCATCACCCAACAAGACGTTGGCTGGCTTGAACGCATGGACACCGCCCTGACGGCTATGGGTTGCGACTTGGATGACGAAGCGCCGCCGAGTGCCGATCAGGTTGACGCTGCCGCTGATGCCGCTAGCGCCGCCCTTTCTCCCACCCAGCCGACCGAACAAGGAGAGCGCGATGAATGACCGTGAACTGTTGGAGCTGGCGGCTAAGGCAGTAGGTCTGGTGACATATGGGGACTACGACGACAACATGTGGGCCCACCCGGAGGACCAGCATCCTGATACGGCCAACCGCTGGAACCCGCTCACCGACGACGGCGACGCGCTGCGGCTGGCGGTGAAGCTGCACATCATCGTCGAGTATCGCCTGGGACCATACGAATTCGGCCGAACGATCTATGCGCACAAGAAAGTCAGGGGAGCGGCAGACATCGCCATATTGCAAGAGTATGCGGTTGACCCTGGACCGGTACAGCGTCTCACCGACTATCTGAAAACGCTGGGTACAGACCCGAACGAGGCTACGCGCCGCGCCATCGTCCGCGCTGCCGCCGAGATCGGGGCCACCCAGCCCAGCAAGGACGGAGGCGGGGATGAGTGAAACAGACGAGGAAATAGCCCTCACGCTTCAGGAGGCGGCCGCGCGCCTGAACCTCTCCTACAGCACGGTGTTTGCCCAGCGCGAGCGCATCGGCTTTCGGTTGCCCGGATCGCGCGTCTGGCGTGTCTGGCCGTCCCGGCTTGCTGAGCTGGGCCAAAAACGTAACAATCTGACCCGGCTAGCAGTGCGGGTTGGTGGAGTAGAAGAATGCCCATCCGCAAAGATCCCGTCTCCGGCATCTTTAAACTTGACCTCCGCGCGCCAAGCGGCGAGCGAATTAGACGCTCTACTGGGACGAAAGACCGCAAGGCCGCCCAGGAATACCACGACAAGGTAAAGGCCGAGTTGTGGCGCGTCGACAAGCTTGGAGAGACGCCGGACCATGTTTTCGAAGAGGCTGCCGTGCGCTTCCTTCGCCAGAGCGAAGGCCAGCGCGACTATCAGACGAAGCTGCGCCACGTCGCCTATTGGCGTGAACAGTTCGCCGGCCAGCCTGTCCGCTCTTTAACCGCGGGCGTGATCGCTGATGCGCTCCCGACCCACCGCACCTATCAGCACCGCGCCACGATCGCCATAAAGCCGGCGACCAAGAACCGCTACCTGTCCACCATTCGCCGCATCCTGACCTTGTGCGCGGAATGGGGGTGGATCACCAAAACGCCCAAGCTGGCCAAGTTCGAAGAGCCAGACGTGCGCGTGCGCTGGGAGCCTCGGCCGGTGATCACTGCACTGATCCAGGCTCTTGCCATGGACTGGATGAAGGAGGTAGCGCTGTTTGCTGTCGCCACCGGCATGCGGGCCGATGAGATTCTGTCGCTGACATGGTCCCAGGTCGATACAGCGCGCAGCCACGCATGGGTAACGCATGGACGTGCAAAGTCCAAGAGAGCGCGCGCCGTGCCGCTAAATGCTGACGCTTTGGCCGTTCTGAGCCGCCGGCGCGGGATACATGACAAGCTGATCTTCACGCGTGCGGCCAGGGCTGGGCGCGAGGTTGCCAAGATCAGCCAAGTCGACGCCCGTATGTTCGAGCGGGCCTGCCGTGCCGTCGGCATCAAGGACTTCCATTTCCACGACCTGCGCCACACCTGGGCATCCTGGCACGTCCAAGCCGGCACGCCTCTCATGGTGCTCAAGGAACTGGGCGGCTGGGAACGTATCGAGATGGTCCAGAAGTATGCCCACCTGGCGCCGACGCACCTTGCTGCACACGCCGAGACGGTCACGTTTTGGTCACAGCAGACGCCGGAAACGAAACAGCCGCCATTGCTGGCGGCTGTAGGTACCTGATTTCTCAGGATTTCTTTGGTAGGCCCCCCGAGAGTCGAACTCGGCACCAACGGATTATGAGTCAACGGACGCGACAGGCGCATAGCCCTAGGTCGTTGATTTTGCAGGGCTTTGGCTTCGCGCCCAGCGCGTCGATTACGCCGGATTGCGCCTACTTTGCCAATAAATCCCCCACCGCTTGAAACCCACCAGAGAGCCGCTAGATAGCGTTCCGATACGGCGAAGGGGCGGGCAAATCTTGCACCCATGCCAACTCATATCGAACGAACTCGCTGCCGTCATCATCCTTCTTTGCAAGTACCTTAAGAACACGCCAGCCTAGGTCCAGATACGAATTCACGTCCTGGGGACTGGCAGAGGTAGTCTGCCGAATGAGAGCCAAATCTAGTGAGTTAACTTGGGTCTGTTGCTGGGTGTCGTCGGCCATAATCTTGTTCTAAATTTGGTTTGGGAATGATGACCATAGCAGTTGAAACGAACTGCCGCAATCGAATGGAGACACCCGATGTGCAGCCACTACCAGACTCTGAAAGACGCCGAGCTGCTGATCAAGAAGTTCGGCGTGCGCGACAACACGGCCGCTCTCGGCAAGTACGACATGTGGCCGCGCTACCAGGGCGTGTTTGTGCGCCGGCCGGTGGAGCATGACGCGGGCGACGAGGCGGTGCCGGAGCGGGAGGCCGTGGCCGGCCGCTGGGGCCTGATCAGTGCGATGACGAAAGCCGATGGCCTGGAAAAGGCCGGGAAGCTGTCGACGTTCAACGCGCGCAGCGAGACGGCGCCCAAGTCCTTCACCTTCGGGAACGCCTGGCGCCGCGGGCAGCACTGCATCATCCCGGCCGATGCCATCTTCGAACCCGACTGGCGCTCTGGGGCGGCGGTGGCCACGCGCTTCACCCGTGCCGACGGCGCGCCGCTGGGTATCGCCGGCCTCTGGGATCGATGGCGGGATGCCGCCGGCCAGGTCCAGGAGAGCTACACCATGCTGACCATCAACGCGGACGACGACCTCCTATTCCGCGACTACCACCAGGCCGGCAAGGAAAAGCGGATGGTAGTCATCCTGCCCGAGGGCGCCTACGGCGACTGGCTGACCGCGCCGGCCGAGGCAACCCGCGACTTTCTGGTGCCCTTCCCGGCCGACAAGCTGGTTGCCACGCCGATGCCCGGCAAATAGCGTCAGCCTTTGACGCGCTCATAAAGCTGGATGGCCTTGGCCAGGGATGCTTCCATCCCGTGGCGCGTGCCATTGCCCGCCCACACTTCGAACTGCCAGCGGGCCTGCGCAAACACGCGGCAAATGGTCCAGCCGCCCGGGCCTGCCCAATAGTATTCGTCGCGCTGCGCCCACTCCCCAAGATCCGCCATGTTCCGTCCCCCGTCGGCCATAAACGGGGCCGAATTGCGCGAATTCTAGGCGCGATTACACTGTATGTCCATACAGTAGTTTTCCAGCACATCATGCTCTGCACCGTCACCCGCACCCACCATCTCGGCCAGAAGCGTCACGACCGCGATCCGGGCCCGACCATCACCGGCACCGTCCGCATGTATTCGGTCATGCGCGACGACATGAAGCGGTCCATCCGCGTCATGACGATGGACGACCTGATGAAGTTCGGCGCCACCGACAAGGGAGCCATCCCCGATCTGCTCGAGCCCGAGCTTCTGACGTTCTCGTCTGACCGCGGCATGATGGTCTGCGGGTTCGAGGAGATCGACGGCCGGCGCTACTACCAGGGGTGGTGGATGCAGTGGATCAGGCAATGAAACCTGTGCAGGAAGTCGTGGCTACCACCTCCGATGGGGAGTGGTAGCCATGTGCCTCGCGCCACCGCGCGGCACCGCAACTGAAGATAGATCAGCGCCCCATCTTGGGGCACTTTTTTCACGGCAACGACACCCGCAAGGGGATGACGCACTCGATAAGAGCTGGCTACCGTATCACGGCGCTGCCCGGTGCGGGGAGAGCATTGCCGCTGATGCGAGAATCACCCCAAGCTGGGATAGAAGGCTTTCGCCATTCAATTACGGAGTCGCCTGATAAAAACACTTCACGGATCGTCGTCATGGTTTCATCGAACGAAACCCGTACGTACGAATTTGTTAATCCTTCGACTTCCCCTCCCGCGGCGGGGACGCTGCCAATTTTCTTCCAATCTACAAGATCATCGCTACTCTCAACTACGAATCCGCCAGTTGCCCCATAACCGCCAGCAGCGTATAGCATCGTCATGTCTTTATCGCGGGGCAGTACTATCCACCCAGCGCAATACGTGTGCATTTGATGCGGTCCGGGATTCAAAGCGTCATTCAAGTTGTACTCTGCCGGGTCATGCATCCCACGGATTCTGAAATTGCAATCGTTCGCCACGGCCGAATACCGAGGCGATTCTCGCAACACCATCATCGATTTTATCGCCAAAATATCCTTGTCGGCAGTATCCTTAAACGAAACAAGGACCTCGTCTGCGTCGATAGGAGCATCGAATAGGACATCCAGATGAATCGCGGCATTCTCCCGGACCAGCTTTTGGCTAACAGGCTTGCCGCCAAGGCGAGCTTCAACCGAAAAATTAATTGGCCGCTCTTGCGCTATGTTGATATCAATGGCCACACCCGTAATTTTCTCAATTCCGCTCAGCTTGATTGAGACGTCAGCAGGGAATTGAGAGGCCGACCAGTAGTGGTCACCGTACAGGCCCCGCAAAGACGTCGGGCCGTGATTGATCGGGTCAATGGAGGACGATGCGCTGTACCTATCATCGTTCATGTCATAAGCATGAAATCGCATTGCCCAGGTCAAAAATTCGGGGTCGCCAAAATTCTCATACATCCAAATGAGTTGCGACACGTGAAGGGCGTTGTACTCAACACGAGGCGCGATGGGCCTCGCATTGCTCGGCATTTTTAGCGAATAGTATGACGAGAATCCGGCATCGAATTTCGGGATATCGCGCTTCACTGCGGCCACGCCACGTTTGACGACCGCCATCCATTTTTCGTCCTTCGTGATGGCGTAGTAATCGAGAATACCGGCCAAGCCCGTGATGTGGCCGTTCAACACTTTGAAGCTGTTGCCCTTGATGTCGGCCATTTCTTCCAGCCACGCAACGTCCCCTTCATAAACCATCACGCCGCCCTCCGTGATGGTGTGTTCGTAGGCACGCATGGCAGCTTCCGCTGCGGCTTTGTATTCACTCTTGCCCGTCACCGCATTCGCTCGCAGGAGGACACTCGCCATACGGGATTGCCCAATACCGGAAATCCATCCCGGGGCCAACTGGAAGTTCGGGTCGGAAAATGGGTACTCCCACACCAGCATATCCCCACGAGTCTTGCCCTCCGCGATCATCCAGTCGGCAATATTCAGGAATTGCTCTTTAAGCTTTTCATCCGTGCAGTTCGTATTCAAGAAATCCCGATACAAACCGAGGGCGTAATTAGAATTGAAAAAAGGGTCGGCCCATTTTCCCAAGCCATTGAAAGCCTTGCCGTAGTCGTAAAGCACTACTCCGTCTTCCCGCAGGCTGAAGCCCTTGGTGGTTGCGTAAGTTTCGGCGCTCGACGCGATGGTCCGGGGAGCCGCTCCAATAGAGGGGCAGGTCCCAGCAATAGCGGAATGCGAACTAACGAAAAAAGCGGCAACCAGAATCTTGCGCAGGACTTGTTTCATTGTGAAAGGAAAATTAATTAATGGGGACCGGCCCGATTATACCCATCGTTACATCACCCGCGCCTCCCACATGTCGACCGGTAACTATTCACTCGGATCGAGAGACTCGTGCAATCTCTCGCAAGTCAATCCGGCGATGCGGGCGCGATCTGCAATTTCCGCAAGCTCTGTAGCTCGTTCGCTAACCCGGCCGAGCATGTAGGCGAGCAAATCGACGGCAGAGGCTCCTGCCGGGCTTCCGTCGGCAGCGTCGGGGTCGCGGACGGCTGCGGCGCGAGCCAGCGCGTTTGTGCGGGCACGCAGCCGGTCACGCTCATCACGAGCGCCAGCAGCATCAGCAGCCGCAGCAACGGCTTGTTTCTGGGCATCATCACGGGCAATCTCCACGGCGGCCATGCGCCGCCTTTCTTCATTTCTGACCGCCTCGACGGCGGCAACCGTAGCCTGGGCCTGGGCATCTCGTTCCTGCGCGTGGGCGGCACGCAGGTCCGCCAGTTGTGCCGTGTAGCGCCAACCCTGGGCGGTCCATGCCGCGCAGCTGGCCAGTGCCGCGGCCACGAGTCCGACCACTGCGTAACCTTTCCACCCGGCCAGCGCTTGGCCAAGCTGGGTCGCGGCGTTCATGCCCGGCCTCGCCAGTCGCGCGGGATCTGGAAGTGTGGACCGTCCTTGAACGACTTCCAGTCGCCGCCCCACTCCACCGGCACGCCCAGCTCGGCGGCGCAGGCTTTCACTACCCCGGCAAGATCGACGAAGGACTTCCAGTCGTTCCAAGGGATCGCGCCCCGCACCAGCGGCGCCAGGTCGACAGCGTGGCCGAGGCCATCGGCCTGCGGAAGGTGGTAGCTGTTCATCGTCTGGCTGGCGCCCTTCGTGACGTACTCGCGCTGCTGCGCCAGCGTCCGGACGCCCTCCACCACGGTGAAATCCACGGCCGTACGCTGAATCGCCAATTTGACGATTTCGACAAGGTCGGGGTGGACGTCGATCAGGCGCGCAAGGCTGCGCTGCGATAGTTGGAATCGGCTCATTTCGGATCACCTCCCAGCTTGAACGAGATGAGCCGACGCGCCGCCAACTCCAGGACTTGCTCGCCCAGAATTCCCAGGCCGGCCCCAGCGCCAATCACAACCGCTTGAGGCGCATCCGGAAACGGGATATAGATAAGCGCCGCAACCGTGCCCAACGCGCTCCCCAAAATCGTGCGACCAAGCACGACACGCCACGACAGCTTTTCCTGGCTCGTCAGCGCACGCCCTACTGCGATCAGCGCACCCATGCCCGCAAGCCACGCAAGCGTTTTTTCAAAATCGTTCATCGCGTCCCCTGTAGACGAAAAAAAAGCCGCGTTAGCGGCTGCTACTGTTGCTCGTTAGGCATTTCCGGAAACACGACATTTCGCGGGAACCCCTCTTGGCCGGTCATGTCGCGAAGCGCCTGCCGATAGTCGCGATAGGACTTTCTTAACGCCAAAGGCACGTCGCCGGCTTGGGTCCAATCTGTTTGCCGCAGTAGCTCATCTCGGTCAGCACGGACGGACTGCGCCAATTGCTCGTCAGTCGGTCCCGGTCGCCGCTCCAAGTAAGGGCGGCCATCCTCAGCCGTGGCAATGAAGTAATCCACGATCTGACCCGCCATAAGCTCGGCCTTGTATTGCGGCTCTACCTCATACCCGCCGGGGGCTTTGTCATACCAGCCACCACTTTTCCAAACGAACGCCATGTCAGACCCCCACCGCAATGTAAGCCACAGGAACAGCAATACCCCCAGCGCCCGCCGCCGATACCAGATTGACCTGAACTCCTGTCAATAAAGTGGCATCGTTGTCATACGCCTTATATTGAATTGCCGTCGCGTTCGATCGCTCCGTCAAAATTACGCGGCGCCACGTCGTGTACGCCTGGTTAAATGCAACTGTTGCTACCGATCCGGAGCCACTTACGGAGGTGATAGAAATTGCCCCCCACTGCCATTTCAATCCGCCCGGCAGGTTTTGCCGGCCGTCGGCCCCAAGCGCTTGATTCCCGCCCTTGAAGGCGTCGGCCAGCCGTAGGGAGGTGAGCGCCAGAGTATTTTCGGTTTGAGCTTGAGCCTGGGCTGCGCTGGCGATCCCCGCTGGCAGTGCTATCCAGCCTGCTCCGCCCGTGTCCGGGTTGCTGGTGTTGTTCTCGACTGTGCTCATCCAATAGCCATTGCCGGTTGCCATGACCAGCGTGGCACCTTTGGGATAGCCTCCCACAGCGGTGGAAAACGCCGCATCATAGGAATACCCGGCCCCCGCTTGTGCCCATCGTGTCGCGGCGCTGAGGAAGTTCAGAATGCCGTTGAAATCCTGACCATACGGCGGCACCCCGCCCGCAGCCAAGGGGGTCATGGTCAGGGGAGGAAACCCATCCGTAAAAGACGCCAAGCCTGGCGTGACGCCGATCTGCGAAGCCACGGGAATGGTATTTTTCGCCCCGCTATTTGCGAACGGGACTGCTGACTTGCTGGGTGCGTTACTAGCTTGCATGGATAAGCCCCGAAGAGGTAAAGAAGACACCGGATCCGAAGGGTTGCATCACCGCTTCGTTGAATCCAAAAGTTGTTGGAACGTCGACTTGCAACACGTTTGCGAGAACCGCAGCGGGCTTCGGTATGGCTCCGGACTGAGTCATGATCGCAACTTCATACGGTTCCAATGCGAACTCGAAGACGTACCGAAACTCCATCAGGCCGGTGTCGGTGACATAGCACCTGCCGCGTCCGGCGAACAGATTCGACAGCAGCCTATTAAGACTCGGCGACGTGCAATCGCTAATGTTGGCCAGGGCCTTGACGAGGATGAGCTTGCGGTATGCGTCATCCGCCAGGCGGTAGGTCTGCGAAGATGCCGCCCCTACGTACATAGGGGCTTGGCCGAACGGCTGCGCGCCTGTGGCAGCCGTGGGAGCGGTATAGGCCTCCTGATACCCCAAGAACGTTTCCGAAGCAGGGATCGTCAGCATCCGCCCCACGCCGACAATCCTGCCCCACACATCCAGCCCGAAGCCCTGCGCCGTCTCTACATTCCAGACGTAGTCATAGAACGCGTCGAAGTCCGTATTGGGGTTGATGTACTCGTCCATGTTGCGGATGAGCTGCCGCAGTGTGGGGCTATTCGCGTACTGGCTGATGACCGTGCGGTCGGCCATGGTTGGCGCGTCTTCGCGGTACTCGTAGGTGTAGCTGCCGGTCCAGGTCAGGGATGCGCCAATTGCCGGCACCTGGCCCATGATGACCAGACCAGTGGAGGAAGCGGCATAGTCGGTGACAGTAACCGGTGCCGTGTCCGTCCTTATGTACGCGCCTCCTAGCAGATCGGTTTGCGCGTAGCCGACGTAAATTGTCGACCCAATTCCCTGTAGCCGATCCGGATAAACCACGGGTACCAGCGATGTCGCCGCCCCAGAGTTCACCACCAGCGTGACCTTGTACGTATCGTGGGGGCCCGCAACTACCGAACTGTCGATCACGTTGGAAAACGCGAATAGGACTGGCTCGGCGACGGACCAGTCGATGGCACAACTGGCGACTGTCCCAAGCACAGCGTCCAATACGCCGAAAGAGGGCGTTTGTGAATTTCCCTTAGCTAAATAGACCGAGACACGGTATACCGTATTGGACGTCACCGGAGGACGGTATGCGCTGGCGGGATAAACATACCCTGGACCGGGCGATACAGTTTGAGTGATGAGTGACATTCCCAGGGCGCCATCTGGGCCGATCCTCGCCCCGGTAGATCCCGACGTCCTTGCCAACTGCCATCCAAAGCCCCCCACAACTTCGGAGTTGGCCTGCAAATTCGTGCGCGGCGTAGGATATAGGCGCTGGTTTCCCTGCCAGTCCTGGCGCCATACCCCCGTGGGCGTGATCGACGTCAGCGTCTCGCGCGGGCCGCCAATTTGAAACTGCGTGGTAGCGCCGTCCCCTACCCCGAACTGCGCCGGTTCGAAGACGTTAACGATGTTCGTAGTCATACGAGCGTCACCGTGATGTTCGCCTCCGAGATGGTCGGCGTCCGGTTGATGGGGATCGTGACGCTCGGGAGCGTCGGGGTCGTCGTACCAAGCAACAACGAGATGATAGAAATGCTCTGATCAATCGCCACAATTGGGGCGTAGTAGCGGCTGGCAAATAGCGTGGAGCCGATCCGCGCGCGCAGACCACCATCGGCGCCATTGAACGCAGCGATGATCGCCTGCTTGGTCAGGGCGACGATGTTGGACGGCAGGCTGGGGTTGTTGGCGATCTGGACCGCAAACAGCACCGGCAACGCGGTCGGCGTTTGCCACTTCACGACGTAGGACGGATAGGGGAAGTCGTAGCCCGCCGTATCCTGCACGGTGTAGCTAGTATTCCCGTTGTAATCGGCACCGTTGGACTTCTTGCGCCAAATAGCATCAGCGATCGACGCCGCGGCGCCGCCGACCACCGCCACATAGATCGAATGGGGGATCAACGTCACGCCGCCCACTGTCAGGTTCGCGCTGGTATTGTTCTCGGTCACGTACACGTCGATGACGTCCGCGACGTTCAGCACGTTCGCATAGATCGAAGGCAGCGAGCCGATGGCATTCAGAGCCACCGATTGGCGTCGCCGCTCTTCGAACTCGGCCCGATTCTCCACTAGGCTGCCGACCGTCCCGTCGGCTGCGTTGGTGATCGAGTCCCAGCCAGGAATCGCCTGGTAAATCTGATTCAGCGCACCCGGCGCGCAGGCGATTGGGCCGTCAACCGCGCAAGCGAAGGGTAGATCGATACTGCCAGTGACCGGAATCGTGCCCGCCTGCGTGCAAAGGTAGCGGTTACCATCCACCGCCTGCGCGGTCGCGCCGACTGGGATGACAACGCCCGCCAGGCCCACGCAGGTCGCCAAGACGGTCGTCGGCGTTCCCGGCTTGCGGTCGATGAAGTAGATCCGCCCGATAGCATCTTGCATCCGGCCAGCAGCAAACGCGGGGTCTACCTGGTTCACATAGCTGGCGAACTCATTGTTCTTGTCGCCGATGATGGCCGTGGTACTCGATGCCAGTTGCCCCTGCGGCGTCTCCAGCGACTTGTTCAGGCCCCCGCCAAAGGCGGAATCCATGTCGGTCAGGACGCCCGCCAGGATGGCCGACTCTTCGGGCAGCACCAGCCCTTCCGGCGTGAACTGCACGCGCGGCACTTGGGAGCTTGTAGCCATGGTTTCCTCAGATACTGACGGTCTGCTGGGTGCCGTCGGTCAGGGTGATTTCGACGTACCCGGTTAGGGTCCGATCGTTGAAGCTTGTGATCGTGCAGACGGCGCCGGCCACATCCGGGACAGTCAGTGCCGCCGTTTGGATATGCTCGCGCACAAGTGCCAGCGGCGGGCGGTACCCTAGGATGTCCCTCCAGTACGGCACGCCTGGAGCCTTGTCATAGAACAGTTCGCCCTTGAACAGCTTGATGGCGCTGGCGACGTCCTGGGCTACGGCGTAGGGGTTCGACGCCATGGCGATGTTGCCGGCAGCGTCCAGGACCAGATCCCAGACCGTGCGGTCCAGTAGAAGCGTGTTCAATTTGGTGTCCCCGTGTTCGAAGGCCCGCTCTGCACGCCCGGATGGGTGTGGGTCGATCCCACGTCCTTGCCGTTGTTGCGCAGCGTGCCCAGTGTGTTCATGTTGCCCTGCCAGGTTGACGTGCCGCCGAACGATCCCGCGCCTTGCTGCACGGTGCCGTTGAGGACGATCACTGGCGAGTTCAGCGCGCACTGCGTGGCTGCGTTCAGTTCGATATTCGGCGCCTGCACTGTCACCTTAGATGGCGACACCACGTTGATTCCGCCCTCGGTGAACTGCACGTACTGCACCGGTATGCCGTTGAGCAGCCCGCCGAAGTAAAGCCCGTCGGCCATGTCATGGGTCCGCCAGGATCCGGGATTCGCTTGTTGCTTGCTCGCCTTGACCGCCGACAAGTCCCGGCTTCCGAACGCCGCCATGCCAATGTCGCCGACCTTCGGGTCCAAGATCACGGCGTCGGTACCGCCTTGCAGACGGAAATAAGGCAATTGGTGCAGCACCCCGTGCGGCACCGCGTTGCCGGAGCCGTCCAACTGGTTAACCAGCGGCTGAACATCGACGAATCCAACGGGCGACAGCCCGCCATTGTTCGTCACCGCCACGACTCGTACCAGAGTGGCCGTGCTGAGGCGCGCCAACGCTTGGCCGATAACGAACATCAACGCGCCGTACTCGTCACCGCCTTCGGCCGCGCGCGCCTGACCGGCATATCCGAACTGTTCAGCCATTGATCTGCCTTTGACACATGATTTGCGAGAGCCAAGCGCCGCCGGGCACTTCAGCCTCCAGCGTATGCACGATACTGACGACTACCCATTCTCCATGTGCTGCCTCAATCGAACTGGTGACCTGCACCAGGCCACCCAAGCTCAGCTCGGGTGTGAAAAGTACGGTGAAGGCAATACCGCCGCCGGTGAAAGTCGGGTATCCGATCAGGTTCTTCTCGGGCGAGATTTCAATCGCATCACCCTGGCGCGCTCCGGCACGCGGCCAGACGGCCAATACGCCACGGTCGATCGTGTAGCTGATACGTGCCGCGTTAGCGCAGGCCCGCAACTGCTCCAATGCCGTTCCGCTGAAGTACGGGTTGGACAACTGAGCCGTCACCCCGTTGTTTTCAAACGCCAGGCCCATAGCGCCAGCCAGGTCGGAGGCGATCACCGAGACGTTTGTCGACCCGCGATAGCTCCGCGCGTTCACCGGTTTGACAGCGTCCACTGCGGCGGCCAGCGCCACGACGTTGAACACAACCTCCGGCGCCTGGTTGTAATCTGCCCAGGCTTGGGAAATGGTTCCTTCGTAAACAACACTGAGCGCCTGGCCCACATCGCCGGCGGCAATCAGGATCCGGTTGTTCCGCCGCTCGGTCATGATCGGACCAATCACGGTCAACTGATTCATCATGTCCTGGGTCAAACCGAAGATCCGCAGTTGAAGTTGGCTTTGCGAATCCCCGTTGTAGGAAACCACGGCAACGGACACCCGGTATCCCGTCAACGTAACGTCAGGCCCCTTCGTATCGCCAAACTTGCCTTCGCCCAGGCTAATGGTGACGTCGATACGCCGCTTGACGAAGGTCATAGGTCACCAACTTCCAGGTACGCCAGGAGGAATCGGCCACCCAGGCCCGTGTACACCGGGTCCGCATAGCCGTTCGTGTCAATAAACGTCAGGTCGCCCACAAAGCCCCGATAAGTCTCCCGGACCAGTCGCACGCGGTCATGGCATAACGCCGTGGTCACGATGGGCTGATGATTCACAAAGAGATCCAGGTACATACCCGTCGACTTTTCGTAGACATTGATCTGGCAGCTTTGGCCGGCCAGCACAACGCTGAGCGACTGGGACGGCACCGGGCGAAGGGGGATCTTCCTCATTGAAACTCCGTGCTCACAATCAACGGCTCCCCGGGTTCCGTACCAATCGGAAAGGTCTGAACCTGGCCATTACTCTGCGGGTCAGCGCCGCTGGGTTCCTCTGTCTCCGAAAATTGGGCTGCGGCGGTCTGCCGCACCTCTTCAAGGAACAGCTCCACGATCAACTGGCTAGACCCGCCGCGCGTGTCACGCGTGTAGGAGTAGTTCACCAAGTTGGCCGAAACATAGACGATTTCCGGCGTGACCACCGAATACAGCTCGGTGCTGCGGACAATGCGTTCCAGCACTGCCAGCATCACATTGCGCGAGGCCAGGTCGCCACTGTGCGCCAGCCGGATCGCCGCATCGTAGGGTGTGTCGACCTTGTTAAAAGACGAGAACCCACCTTGCTCCACCGGGAAACTGGATATCCGGCCGCCGTTCCGAAAGCGCACGCCCAGGAACGAGTCAAAGACGACCGCCTGCTGGCCGTCCTGGGTGTAAAGGCCCCAGAGCGGCGTGCCGAAGAACAGCTCAGCCAAGCCGCCCAGGCCTATGTTGACCAGCTCCGGCAAGGACGGAATGGTCGTTTCACGGAAGATGGCCGGCACGCCCGGCACCTGAGGGACGTTCGGGAAGGGAATCAGCGCCATCAGAAAAGCCCCGTGTTGCCCTGTTGAACCAGGTTCTGGTTTTTGCCGATACCGCCCAGCTCCCGCGCGATGCCAACGCCGTCTGTCGCTGCAGTCACGACAGTGATCGGGCCGCTGATGTGGGTTTCGGTGGAATTGGTCGTCGTAGAGGTCGCGGCGTTGCTGACAGACTGCGCAGTCGGCTGTGCCGCCTGGGCTGCGCCAACCGACGCCATCGCACCATTTTTCAACGCCTCGGCTTGAGCTAGCCGCGCCAATTCAGTAGCTACCGCGGCGCGCTCTTCAGCCTTCCTTTCCTTTTGCGCTGGGATCTCAAAGTCGGTAGTGACTACGCGGCTGGCATCCTCCACAGACTTGGCCGCCTTCAACTTGTCACCCGCTGCCCTGTGCGTGTTGCGCAACTCCCAGTCGACAAACGCGTATTGCTGATCGCGTGTGGATTCCGACAGCGCCACGCCCATGACCTGCTTAAACATATCCACGCGCTCATTTCGCCATTGGGCGACCCCAAAGGCTGTGCCGTTGTCGCCAACCGCGCGATGGTCGAGCTTTCCACCGCTCTCCGCCTGCAAATTGTTGACGATTCCGACTGCCTGAGCGCGTGACCAGCCCATCTTTTCGAACTTGGCGATAGCATCACTGGCGTCAGGAGTGAGATCAGCCTTCGCCTTCGACATCCAACTGGGCGTAATCGCATCCTTGGCCGCGAGCATCGACGCCAGAACAGGGTCTTTAGACTCGGAAATCCTCTTGCGCGTCTCTTCCGGGATGAGCTTGTTCGCCACCTCGGTGATGGCTTTAAGTATCTGCTCGAAGCCCATCACCAGCAGCTTCACGCCCTCGTTGATCTGTGCCTTGTTCGTAATAATCCAGTCGCCAAGCTCAATCAGCTTGGAAACGAGGAAATCGAAGGCCGGCATCATGGACGTCAGAACATTGACGCCCACGCTGGACAGCTTGTTCATCGCCGTGTCGTATTTCTGGCGCAGCCGCTCTGCGCGTGCTGCGGCTGCAGCCTGCTCGGACGCCGGCCCAGATTGCTCTCGCCGCCGACGGGCGATCCCTTCCGGCCCATCCTTGTACAGATTGAACTGCTGGGCATCCAGGCCCATCATGTTCGCGGCCAGGGCAGCGCGCGCGCGATCGGTCTTGTAGATCTCGGCGACGATGCGCGCCCGGGCTTCCAGGTACGTGTTGCCGTCCTTCAGATCTTCGGTCTTGCCGCCGAACTGGAAGAAGGCGGGCAACGTCTCGGCCGCCATTCCGCGCTTGAACTTGGCGACCTGATCGGCCGATTCCTTCAGCTGCTCCGTAATGCCTTCGACCGACCCGCCGGCATTCTTGGCGGCCAGCTGCCATTCGGCCAGGTCCTGCGCGCTCATGTTCAAGTTCTCGGACAGCCGCGAAAGGCTTGCCGTCGACTGAATGGTGCTGGACACGAAGCTCTTGATGCCCATGCCGGCGGTAAACACCGCCAGCAGCGCCAGCGCCTCGTTTCGCACCTTGCTGAAAAACATGGCGGCCTGCTTGCCACGGACCTCCATTTCGCGCGCGGTCTTAGCGGACTCTTCCCGCGTGTGCGTGAGCGAGCTGTCTACCTCGGCGGCGCCTTGCTTGAACCCCTTGGCGTTCAGGCCCAGCGTGACAACGAGAGCATCGATTACGGTTGCGATGGTAGCCCCCTACACATGGCGATGAAATGATTGATGCGCCTTCTCTCGAAGGGCTCTAGCAGCTGCTTCGGCCTGCTGAATATCCGTGAAATAGCCGCCGTGCAGCTTCTTCCGATCCAGCATCACCTGAACCTGATACTTGCCGTGATGCTTGCTCCAATTCACCCCCTTAACGCCTGACGTGTTGGTCTTGCGAATTCCGGTGTTGTGGAGGTTCTCCGCCTTAGTTGCCAGCCTTAGATTCGCAATGGCGTTGTTTGACGGGTTTCCATCAATATGGTCGATCTCGAACCCATCGGGCCGAGGCCCGTGAGTGATCTCCCACGCGACAGCATGCAGGAACGCCATGCGACCGCCGAACTTAGTCCGGCGATAGCCGAACTCATCTACCCATCCAACTTGGCTACCAGCCTTCGCGCGCCCTTTATCTTTCATCCAAAAAAAAGACCCCGATTCGGGGTCATATGCGGCGTACTCAAGGAATTTTGCTATATCGATCATGCTATTTCCTCGCGTTGGCTATCGCCTGCTGGTTGTGCGCGTCGACCGCGAACACCTCCAGCAGGTTGTAGAGATCCTCGGCACCGTAGACCGTCTGCAGGTCATACAGCAGGCCCGGGTGCCGAGAAATCACCGCCGCGATGTTGCGCGGCACGTTGGCGTACTGGATCAGCCTCGGGCCGCCGCCTTGCCAGGCTTGGAGCCCGAAGTCGATTGAGCGACGGCCATAGAAAAATCCATGTGCAGGCCCAGAATCTCCTTGCGCAGCGTCAGCAGCGTGGCCACTTCCTCGATATCGTCGGCGACGAGTGGGCGAACTACGCTCGGGCTGGGCTGGATCTGGACGCACTTCATCATGCTGTCCAGAAGAGGCTTGGCGCTGTCGTAGGGCAGCTTCGTCAGTGCCTTAATGCCCAGCGCCGCCACGCCGGCCAACCCGGCGTCTGCGATGTTGTCGGGAATTTCCACCCCGGCGTTCATCAGGGCAAACAGCGCGCGCCCCGCCCAGTCTTCCGCCTCGTATGCGGGAAGTTCGGTGAGGACGAACACCTTACCCCTGTCACGCCCCTCGGCGCTGATCGACACGGTTACCTGTTTGCGGGCCATATCAGACCAGTGCCGGAGAGACGTCTTCCCAGGTGATCTGGAACGACATCGGTTGCAGGATAGTTCGGGCAGTCGGCGCCGACGGGATCTGCGTGAGCACGCCGCGCGTCAACACGAACTTGCGGCTGATCGACGGGATGTTCAGCGTGCCATTGCAGTAGAAGACCTCGCGGGCCGTCTTCATCGCCGCCATGTAGGCCTCGAAGACGATCATCGAAGGCGAATCCGCCTGGATGGTGATCGTCTGGATGCTCATGAAGGGGGTGTAGCCGGCCGACATGCGGCCATCCACACCCATTACGGCCTGGGCGGGTTGCACAGCTTCGAACGCAAAAGCGTCGTCGGTTGCGTAGCCCTCGATCTTCTGGGGGACCGGGAAGATACCGGCGATGCCCAGATACAGGACGGAATTTGCACTGGTAAGAGTGGACATGTCGGTTGCCCTTACAGAATGGCCAGGGATGCGAGGGTGAGCTTCTGGACGGATCCGCCATCCATGTACCAGAAGGTCATGGGCGGCGTACCGCGCGCGGCGCGCACTTGGGCCGTCGCCGGCAGGATTTGGAGATACCAGCCGCGCGTTTCGAGCGTGCCGGAGATTTGGACGCCGGCCTGATTGTTGACCTGGGCCTTTTGCAATGCAGACAAGGGAACACCGGAGCGGATGGCGCCGAAGTTCACTGCAGCATTGACCGGGTCCATGCACGATGCGTCAATCAGGGCGTAACCGTCGGCGTTGTACGGGACCGAGTTCACCTGCGTCAGCAAGGTCATCATGGCCTGTTGCAGCGCCGCGTTCAGCCAGATCTGGTTCACATACGTGTCGATCCACTTCCAGTCGCCGCTGATCTGCCCCGGATACAGGAACCGGAACTGGTCATTGGCCGTGGCGTAGTCGCCATAGAAGTTGTAGCCGTTGGTGATCAGCGTCTGGGCGGTCGTCGCATCGGTCACCGTGAACTGAAGGCCGGACTGGCTCTTGAAAGCCAGGGTGATGCGGCCGTTCGTGCGCTCGAAGTCGATACTGGCAATCGCACCCAGGATGAAAGCGGCGTGCAGGATGTCCTTGTAGACTGGGATCGAACCGGAATACTCGTTGGCGGCCACGACAGCCGCCCAGCTCGTGGTGCTGCCTTGGGTCGTAGCCTGCACGTCCGTATCCCAGCCCACGTAGGCGAAGCGATTGCCGCGGCTGTTCGTCCATGCCGAGAACGCGACCTTGTCAGCCGTCACCGGCTCCCACATGGTCATGAACGATGCCCAGTTCTGCGTGACGCCGATGATGGCTGTCATGTTCGTGGCCGGCACACCGGCAATCGCGCCTTGCGACGTCACTGCGCCGGTCGCCTGCGTCAGCTTCAGGCCGGCCGACAGCGTGCCAGAGGCAAAGCTGATGGTAGACGTGGCGCCCGATGTGGACGACGTGAACTTGAACGCTGCCAGTTGCGCGTCATACGTGACCGTGCCGCCCAGGGACGTGAAAGCCGCCTGGATGATCGTCGCCGCGTTCGAAAAGCTTGTCGCCGCGGTCAGGGTGATAGCGCTGGACGTCTTGGCCGTGCCATCGATCGACACGGTCAGGATACCCGCCAGCGCTTTCAGCTCGGTCAGCGTCATGGACGCCAGCGAGCCACCCCGCAGGTACGCGGAAACAGGCGCGCTGGGGTACTGGGCGAACAACAGGTTGCCGGGCTTCTTCGTGGAGTTGTCAAACCCCAGGAAATAGGATGCGGCCACTGCAGCCTCGGGCGACGTCGGGCCGAAGAAGCGCGAAACGTCGTCAGGGGTGGCGAAGCTTTGAACCGCGCCCACGGGCACGGAGGTATTGGCGGTCAGGATCAGGCCGTTCAGGTCGAGCGCCGATCCGCCGGCGCCGATCACGCCAGGTACTACCTGGACGATTTCACTGGCGGGAATGGACATAGCTTTAGGCTCCTGGAGGGAAAGTCGTGTCGACTTCGATCAGGTCGACGTGGAGTTGATCCGCAAACTGCTGCGGAAGCGTCACAGTTGGGTTGAATTGCAGAACGGCGTCGAACGACCACCGCTCTGAGTATTGGTTCTCGCCGGTAACAAACGGCAGCTGATGCGGATCGCTGCAATCCAGCGGCTGCGCGCGCCCGAGTTCTGCTAAGAATTCGCATCCGTACTGGCTGCGCAGGGCGATCGACAGCACCAACGCGCGGTCTTGCGCCTTCTCGCCGTAGCAGTCGACTTGCGCCCGCCACTGAGTCGGGCGTGTGAAAGCCCGCGTACCTGTGGCGGGCGTCGGGTCGTCGTAGTCGGTGCGCGGCGTCGACAGGCCAATCACGCCCATGGGGGTGACGATCACGTACTCGGTTCCCTTGGGCGTCGGAACACGGTTCGCCTGGCCGCGCACGACCTCGCATTCCACCAACGTGTCAGCGAACGCTCCCAGGTCATCGACCAGGTCGTCTTCGGTAATGCTGATCTGCGCGCTCATGGCGTCTGGTCCAGTTGCAGCGTGACGCCGACCTTGCACCAGTCCGGCCAAGTCTCAAGGACCGCCGTGACTAGCCAGGTCTGCCCACCAAAGTCCAGCAAATCGCCACCCTTGGCCAGAGGCCGCACGACGCCCTGCGTATCCCCGAACATGTAGACCGCGCGTTGCACGCCCTGGATGTTCTGGGCCTCAAGGTGCTTCAGGTCGCCCGTACTTAGCGGCTGGACCTGGAGGGTGACGTCAGCCGGCAGCAAATACTTGGGAACCTGCTTGCGGCCTGGCCCCATCTCGTACCCGTCGCTGTACCGGACCTTGCCGGCAATCATCGGGTTCACCGCGGCGATGATCGGGCTTACGATGCCATGCAAATTCATGTGTCGACCTCGTAATCCACGCTGTTCATCATGTGGCCGGTGTCCACCAGCGGCTTGGCGAAGCCCTTGGCCGCCACCGTATTGGGCGAGAGCGGCGGGCTGTCGAACTTCTGGATGGACGCTTGCAGTTGGCCTTTCATCCCTTCGCCCATCTGGCCCAGGGATTTGTCGATGTCGTACTCGTTGGCAACCGCAAGATTCCCCAGCGACTTGCCCCAACCCTTTTGCTTCTCTTCGATCATTCGACGGAAGAAGGGCCGCGGCGGCTGGTTGTGGTCAGGACGGCCAAACTCGTTGATCGCAGCGATCATCGCCACAGGCGTACCGTCCGGATATTTGGCGTTCTCCAGGAAGCCAACCCGCAACGTTCCACCCTGGCCGGCTTTGTCGGCGATCTCCTTGAGGCGCGCCATCAGGGCGTCACCGCCCTTGAAGTTCAGGGCCGCCATGGGATCACCACCGGCACGGCGTAGCCATTCGGACCAGGCACATACCGGCCGACCCGATAGCGCGCCGTGGCCTCCCAGTACGAGGCGCCATACGGCGTCTGCAAGTACCACTGGGCGGAACCGGCCGGCGCGTTGTACTCGGCGGACACGGCAACCGATCCCTCTGTCGCGCTGCCAATCCGGCCGACCAGGCCGCTCGGCTTCTGCCCGTACTCGCCATACGCCATCTTGGCGATGTGAGCAGTGAGCAGGTACAGCAGGATCTTGCGCTGCGCCACGTCCGAAACCTTGCTGCACTCCGTGTTGTCCAGATACAGCGTGGCCAGCCCGAAAGACTGATTCAGCTGCGCGTCCGTCAAGGACTCGAAGGACGGGTACAGTTCCTTGAACTCGGCAGGATCGAACGTGACGATGCCCATGGCTTATTTCTTGCCTTCGTAGTTCTCGGCTTCGATGCCGGGCGCCGGCTTCTTCGGATCCAGGCCTTCCAGGCCGGTCACGTTCGCCTTCTTTTCCTTGGCTTGGGCGGCGGCGTTACGCTCGCCCTTCGCAGCAAAGACGAAACCACGCTTCACCGGCTCGAAGTCTTTGTGCAGGGCTGCCCACTTCGTCCAGAAGTCCTCATCCACCTCGGTCATGCCGTGGCCGGCAATCGCCTCATCGTGATGGGCGCCGTTCAGGACGAACTTCTGATCCACGCCGGCCAGATCCAGCACGAGACCATTGGGCAGCTTGCAAGCGACGGTTACGGTCGACATGTCGTATTTCCTCTAGGAATGAAAAAGGCCCGCCGAATGTGGCGGGCCTCTTGGTACTGCGGTTGTGGCTTTAGACGCCGATCATGCCGGCGATGCCCAGCGGCATCTTGATGATGGCGCCCCAGGTGCCTTGCGACTTTTTCTGCTTGAAGCTCGAAGTCGCTTGGATGATCGGGTGCGCGCGCATCTTCTCGGTGAACGCCGCGGTGGCAACTTCCTGGCCTTCGATCGAATCAACGATCAGTTGAACCAGTTGGCCGCTGCCGGTGTTGTACTGGACGGCCGTCTCGATGGTCATGCCCGGGAAGTTCTTGGCCAGCAGGTCCGTCACGTTGACGTTGTACTGGTTGGTCTTCGTCAGGTTGACTTCGATTTCCGGCGACATGCACAGCTTCATCTTGTCGCGACGGGTGACGCGGCCGCGGGTCTGCTGCACGAGCTGGTTGTACAGACGCTGCGAGATGTCGTCGTAGATCTGTTGACCGTCTTTGGTCGACCACAGCGTGCCGGAGCCTGTACCCGTGGCTCCCGGGGCGATCGGTGCCGACAGGTTCGGGTCGTTCAGCAGGCCGTAGTTCTGCAAGCCAGCGATGCCGAAGAAATAGCTGTTGTCCTGGAACTTGTTCAGCACCAGGGCCGAGGCGATGTTCAGCTCAGACGCCCAGTTGATCTTCGCCAGGCCAGCCATTTCCAGCTCGCGTTCACCCCATTCCGTCATGGTCTGGTAGTGGTACGACTGGCGTTGCGGGAAGTTCGTGTTAGCGCCCGCGCGGCCGTTTTCGCTGTAGTCGCCGTAGGAGCTGACTTCGCCGGTCGATTCCACCACCGGGAAGGTGGCGGTCAGCGTGGTCCAGTCGCCCTTCTTGCCTTCGCCCAGGATGACAGCGCCCTGCATACGCGTGGTCAGGACGCGGGTCAGTTGGGGGTCGACCCAGTTGGTCAGGTAGCCGGGGATGCCGGTGTTGCTGGACGTGACCAGCGGGCCGGCGGCGTCCATGGCCAGAGCGAAGTCGCGGCGGTATTCCTCGGGCAGGTAGTCCTGCGCACCGGGGAAGTGGATGCCGAAGACGCGCTCCAGCATTTGAAGGTCTGCGTGTCGCATGTTTGCTTACCCCAGTTGAGTGGAGGTGATTTTGATCAGAGCACCCACGGCGCCCGCGCTGGCGACAAACCAGTCGGTTTCCGTGCTGCCCGCGATGGTGGCACCGGCCGCGCCCGTGGAGATGGTGCCGTCCGTGTTGGAGGCGAACACCTTCTGACCGACGGTGGCCGTGGTCTTCGTCGCGGCCCAGAAGTCGCCCAGGTTGTGCAGGACGACCGGCAGGCCCGTCGGCACCAGCATGGTGGACTCGGCCAGCCAGATGGTGATGACGCCTTGCTGCTCGCGGTGCACGAAGCCCGTGGGCTTGTTCGCCCCGGCGTTGGTCACCAGGCCAGCGGCATCCGCCCAGGCGAAGCGGCCAACGGTGACGCCGGTAGCGCCCGCAACCAGTTGACCCGGGCCGGCCAGAACGACCGAACGGGGGTTGGAGCTGGCGAAATCGCCGGCAACCGCGGCGGCCGGCTCGATGTAGATCTGCTTTTGGAAGCCCATGATCACAGCACCTTGACGTGGGAGGCGGTCGGGTAGCGATCCGAGAAGCCCTTGTGGGCTGCTGAATCCTGCGCGAGACGCGGGGTTTTCGGGGTTTGATCTTGCGTCAGGGCCAACTTGACCAGCGCGCGGTACGCCGAGGGCGGCGTGTCGGTCAGGTCAATACCCTTGGCGTCCAGGGCCATCTTGTAGACGGCCTCGGCGGAATCCTGCGCGATGATGTCGCCGATGATCGGGCGGCATTCCTGTTCAGCGGTGCGGATGGCAGTCATGCGGGCCACAGCGGCGTTTTCGCCTTCCTTGGTGGCCTTGGCCAGGGCAGCGTCCATCGCGGGCTTGCTGACCGGCTCATCCGGCTTGCCGGCGAACGCCGGGGGGCTGTCTTCGGCGCCAGAAGGTTCGCCGATCGCCTGCATGATGCGTTCGGCTTCTTCGGCGCCCAGCTTGGCGCTGATCATGTCGCGCATCTTGGCCATCAGGTCGTCGTCCTCTGCCACAGGCGGGATCTCGGGGTCTTCCTCGTCGCCGGCCACCACCGGGTCAGCCGGATCGGAAAAGGCGTCGATCACTTCCACCAGATCGGCCAGGTCCGCATCCTGGGCGAGCTTGCCCTTGAAACGGCCTTCCACGGCGCGCACAAGGCGGGGCCGCTCACTGGCGAAGTTCTTGGCGGTCAGCCCCTTCACGAGGGGGCCGAGGTCGCCCAGGGCGGCGTCTTGGGCCAGCTTGGGGCGAAGATACACCCGCAGGCCCGCGGCGACCGCGATAGCAGTTTTGCTAAATTTCATTTTCGGGTTCTCCGAAGGTTTGAGGGTATTGCTGTCGCCTACGACGACGTCCGGGCCAGCCCGGCCTACTTCGACAAGCGCGACATGGTTGCCGCGGATGTCTCGCATCACCCCGTCGTATGGCACGCCTTGGTACACGCCAGCGGTCATGTCTGCCCGGTAGCCATAAGCGCTAGAGAGCTCGTGCTGCTCGCGCGAGTCCACGCCTGCGATTGCTACCGCGTCCCATACGGCGAGAGAATTCTTTAGGTACGGAGCCTCGAATACGGCATCCGTCCCAGTAGATCCAACCACCACCTCCTTTTGCGGCTCGCTTGCCGATACAGGGGTGTGGATATAAAGCAGCTGGATGTTGTTGAAAGTCGGCGCAGCGCGAGCCAATTCTTCCGGATCGCGCAGCAGGAAATAGATGCGGTCAGGGTCAAGGCCCAATCGTTCCCAATCGGGAATTTCCGACCCACGGTACGGATTGACAGCCGCCTTGCTGATGTTCGTGATTTCCACGTGCATCCGGCCGTACGCGTCAATCGTTCTAACACTGGCGCGATCGAAGGCCAGGCCGTCAGGGTTGTTCTTGTTCATTCCTCGAATCCCGGGATAACGCTCTGCGCCACACAACGGCAATTGATCAGCTCGCCAGGCCTGATCCAGGCGCCGTCGATATACATGCCCTTGTCCACGTCGTAGAGCTGGCCGTTGGCCTCAACGTGCGACTGGCGTGGCTTCTTCCCACCACGCGAGTGCATCCACTTGGCCTGCTTGATGCCCAGGCCCTGCTGGCGCACCCGCGTGATGGTCGCGGTTGCCTTGTTGTTCTGGTCTCTGGCGATGAGCGCCGCGCGTCGCTTGGTTACGGCGTAGCGCTTCTCCAGATCCTTGGACAGGTCGCTCAGGTCTCGCCCTTGCGTCACCGACCGCATGACCAGCCCTTGGACCTCCTGAAGATGCTCAGAAGCTATGGACTTGATCAGCCCAACGTTCTCCTGCACGGTGGCCTGGAAGACGTCATTGGCCGCCCGGGTCATGCCGAACTGCACGCTGAAGCCTTTCTGGCGCAGTGCGTCACGCAGAGACACGTCAGCCGCGCTCATCGACTCGTCAGCGAACCGCGTAGCCACCGGGCGCGATGCCTGGTCAAACTTGCGCTGCCACTGGCGGGCCAGGGTGCGCATCATCTTGCTGAGCGCGGCAGCCGGGCTTTCGTCCTGGGCCAGCTCCGGGGTGTTCGCCCGGTAGGTCGCCTTGATCCAGTACACGATCGACCGTTGCATCTCATCGACGAGCCGGTCCAGCCGCTTCCTGTATGCCGCCTGCACACCGCGATTGGCATGCGTGGCCGGCACCAGGATGTCGCGGCCGGTGGGGGAGACAAGGTCAGGCATAGGCTTGGGTGCTGAAGTCGGCGCGTTCTTCGCCTTCCTCCGGCTCGTCCTCGTCGTCTATCCCGTCTTCCGGGTCAGGGTTGGTTTCCAGCGAGTGGTAGCCATTCGTCTGGTCCGCAGCCACTCGTTCGCGCGCATCGTCCGGGCTGATGACAGCGGCGCCGATCAATACTGCATCCGTGTCGGCATCCATCTTCCGCACCTCGGCCTGCTCCTTCTCGCTCAACTGCCACAGCGGCACGAACGAAAAGGTGATGTCTGGGTCAATCTCGCCAAACTCGGACAGCTGGATCACCTCCAGGCACGCCTGGATCGGATCTCGGAACACGCTTTCCTGCACGGACAAGATGTCGTCATAGAAGACGCGGATCTCGCCATCGCTGCTGGCGTTCAGACCGCTCGGCGTGATGCCAAGCAGCTTGACCAGCGGGATGCTGGATACCGATGACATCTGCTCCTGAGACTGGCCCTGCAGCGCATCCAGGCCCGACAGGGGGACGTTCTCAAAGCCGAATTCCTCGGTTTCTTTGTCGATAGCCCACGAGCCGCGGTTGGTGCGCGTCTTGTTGAACAGCGCCAGGCGGTGCCAAACGTCGTCTCCACAGCCACCCGATAGGATGGACGCCATGTTCGTCTTCAGCACGCCCACCGAGAACCCGTCGATCAGGTTGGCGATGCTCTCGCGCGTCTTCAGCCAGTTGTTGACGTAGGGAATTGCCAACTGGGTCATCGACAGGCCGCCGAAGTTGTACGACGGTTTCAGTAGATCCGGCACGTCGCGCGACACAATGTTCAGCAGCCGGCTGGAATGGACGTCCCGCCCCAGCACGAACCAGGACGTGGGCTTGTAGAAGTCCGCCCGCATGGGGTTCTCACTGTTGTACAGGTAGGGCGTGGTCCAAACTGGGTCGATTACCTTGAAGCCGATGAGACTACCTTTGGTGATCTTGGCCGGCGCTCGAACCAGGATGGATTTCAGCTCCTCAGGGTCAGACCACGCAGGCGCTCCCTTGGGCGTCTTCACGTCGATGTAGATCTGCGACCGGCCATACAGCCCGTCTTGCAGTGCCGCCAAGCGGAAGCGTGCTCGCAGCTTGAACCGGCGCATGGCCTTGTCCAGCAGCTGCAGCTTCTCCGTCTTGTCGTCGTCGCCCGACGTTTCCAGCTTGATCCACTTGCGGGTCATCTCCTTGGCGATTACGTCGGACATCTTGCGGTACTCGGGCCGCTGGGACAGCTCAGCCAGGTACGGATACCCGATGAAGCCCATCCCCGCATACGCCTCGCTGACGTAGGCGTAGGTTGGCGCCATGGCCGAATCCATGGCCAGCATTGCCGGCTCGCGATCGGGCGGAATGACACCGGGCATCACTGTGGGGCGCTTGAATTCCCCCTTGGGCGCAGCCTTCTCAGCGTTGGCCACCGCCTGGAGCGAGATATTCATGCCCGGCTCTTTGCGCACGGGCTCAGCCGCAGGGGCCGCTTCCGGCTTCCCGCGGCGAATCCAGTCGAACAATTTCATGCGCGCCTCATGGCATCGGGGTTGATAGTCATGGGCGCTTGGCCCGGCGCGAACGCCATGATGAAGCCGTCCGCCAGGTTGGGCGACGGCACGGGTCCGCCCTCCCGGGTCGGCTTTGCCAAGTCCTTCTTGCTCTCCACCTTCACCCGGCCGGCCTGGTCGTAATCACGCTTTGGCGTGCAAAGCTCGTCAATCAGCTTGCTCAGGTGCGGCATGTTGCTATCGATGAAGATCATCTGGTCCGGCGTGTACTTTTCGCCCTTGCGCACCGCGTTGAACGTGTTGCGCAGGCGGTCAGCCACGCCCCACCAAGCCTGCGCCTTGATGTTGGAGAACATGTCCTTGTTCTTTGTCCCGGGCATGTACTGCGCCTCGGGTTGGAATACGGCGGCGCCGGCATTGAACTTGGAGTGATGGACGATTCCACGCCCAGCTCCGTTCAACTCGTTGAACTTGGCACCAGAGCCTGCGCCCACCCCGATCGAGTCGTAGGTGACGCTAGCCTGACGTTCCCGTGCGGCCTCATAGACGCGCGTGCAGGACTTCAGAAGCTCGTCTTCACCCGCCTTCCATTCGTCCGCCCAAGACGCCAGGGGGCCATGGGCATAGATTGCTGCGCACTTGTCGGCGCCACTGTCCGCCACATCGAACCCGATGCGCTTGCGGCCAGTAGGCTCGATTCCCAGCGCCAGATGCGCGTCGATCGCTGCCATAACCCACGAACGCTTGATGATGACGCTGTCGTCGTTGTCCTTGGGGACACCGCGATAGATATGCTGGTACTCGTCCTCGTCTTCAGCCTTAGCCGCCTCGATCACCGCGAGCATCGTTTCGCTCAGAAACGGGTTCTCGTCGTAGTTGATCAAGCGCACCACCGTGTTGGGCGGCGGGTTCGTTACGAACCTTTTGTAGGCGAAGTCCGTAGCCAGGCGCGGGTTGAAGATCACCCAGACTTGCGACCCCGACTTGCGGATGGTCGCTTCCAGAATCTTCCACTGCGCCTCGGTCAGGTTGTGGGCTTCCTCAATCCAGAGGATGTCGATGCTCTCCAGCGACTTGATTTCGTCAATGGAGCGCCACAACCCGTAAAACAGGAATTCGCTGCGGGTCTTGCGGCCGATGATCTTGTTGTCCAAGATCCGGAACTGAGGATTCAGCCCAAACCGCTCGATCTGCATCTTCAGCAGCGTGTAGACCGATTCTTCGATCTTGTTCTGGAACTGCCGCACGCACAGGATGCGTAGCCGGTAGTTACTGGCCAGGAACGTGGCGAACCCTGCCGCATCCCAGGACTTGGAAGACGCACGCCCACCGTACAGAACCCGATTGCGCGCCGGCTTGAGCCAGAAATCGCGCAGAGCTGGGTTAAGTGTCGGCCTCGACAGCAGAGCGTCCATAGAAATGTTCCAACCCCGCGGGCACTTCGTTCTGGCCCCGGTTGGCCTCGTCCACTGCGTCCTTGTTGGCGCGCAGCAGGTTCACGGCAATCTCGCTTGAATCGTTCGCCACTCTGGTCAGGGCTGCGATGCCCTTCAGCGTTTCGACGCTCCCCCCGTCCAGCGGCGCGGCGTCGTCAATCTCGGCAACCTTCCCGTGAGCGATGCCAAGCAGGCGGTGCGATGTCGCGGCTCCGTATCGGGCCGCGCTGGCCAGATGCTCGGATATCGCCTTCAGGTCATCGGCAAGTGAACGGGCAGCTATCTGTTCAGAAACGTTCAGATTGGCCATCGCCCGGTCAGCCGCAACCAGTTGATTAGCAACGGATTTAATCGTTTCTGTGCGTTTAGAAAACCGCGTGGAAATGGCTCCCTTGCTTACGCCGAATTCACGGGCCAGGGAAGACGTCGATTCACCCGCCAGCAGGCGCTTGCCAATAGCCTCCCATTGGGCATCCGTTAATTTTGAAGGACGTCCCATGTTGATACTCTCTTCTTAGCGGCTATGATCCCTCGGCGCACCCTGCGCATCACAGGAGGTGTTATGCAAAAAGTATTTCGCTATGTGCTTTTTACGAAGAACCAAACTGTAGCCAACGAAGTAGCAGCGTTATTCGCAATTGATGGAGTTGTCTTCGGTACTGGCGAGTGGGACAACATTTCTTCATTCCAGTCCACACATGAACTAGACGTTATTGTGGCTGGGCTCGAGAAGCTCCGCGGGGACTTTGGCTTGGTTGAGGTGAACCACGCCAACTACCGGTCAACAAATCCGCTCGCGGACATACTGCGTGCCGTGAGCTAATGCAACCCGCGCCCATCCGTCTACCCGCCTTGACGGGCTGGGCGCCGCGGTTCTCGTCATGCTGGCCGCCGGCGACAAGACCGGAAGAAAGATCCCGCGCATTTTCCCCTGCGCGGCGCCAGGCCTGCTCGGGCGCCTCATGGGGGTACTTGTAGGTTGTGGGGCCCACCCCTCGGCGCACCTGTGTGTGCGCTGGTTGGACCGATAGGGGCTTAACGGGCGGCGCCGGTCGGAGCCAGCGGTACGGGGCTATCCCCGAGTGCAGCATTGGCCATAGGCGCGCTGCGAGCTGGTCGATTGCGGCGGCTGTTCCCACAGAGCAGAAGCCGGAGCATGACGTCTGCCAGCCGGTGCCCGTGCGGCCCAGCGGACGGTTCTCTCTGGCCCCTGCTCTCTGGAAACAAAAAAGCCACCCGAAGGCGGCTCGAAAATAATGCGGTTTTCTTAGAAGTCCAGCGGCGCGATGAACTTGCCAGTGATGGCAATTCCTGGGCCTCCGGCCGGCGAAGGACCAGTAAGACGGAACGACGAACCATCGGTGGTGCCGTTCAGCGTCAGGGTAAACGACTTAGACCCCGTGTTGAACACGCTGTTTGCACCGGCGACGTAAGCGCGCACCGAGAGCTCGCCCGTCATGCTCATCGTGGCGCTAGGATCGGATCCAGAAACGCCGTATGAGCCGCTATAGATCATCTGGTTATCACCGCCGCGGATAGTTCCGTTCTCCAGCACGACGACACCACCAGCGCCAGGGATAGACGCAGCGAAATCCACCTTCCAAAAGCCTTCAATCAGCATGTGCTTCTCCTGTTGGTTGGCTTGCGGGAGTGCAAGCCTGGGGGAAGTATCGCTGTCGCGTACAGCAAAGTCCATGCGAAGACTCAAACGAAAAACCCCAGCGCATGGCCGAGGTTTCATTTCTTCAGGGCGCAAGTGCCCGCACGTATTGTGATGGTTCTTGAAATGGTTTTCCAGGAGCCGATGTTATATTCCCCCACCAATACTCAACATGGACACGGGCACTCGCCTCGGCCCTGGTGCTGCTGATCTGGCCGCACTCTTCCAGCGCGACCAGCACGCGCCATACGCCGGTACGCACTACGGCGCGCTCCCGTGAGTCCGCCCGGGGTGCTGCGTAGTTGATGATCTGCTTCATCTTGAACCGGCGCCCAGGATAAGCGGCCAGCAGGTCAATGACTTCCTTCGCATACTTCATGCCAACTTCCTTTCCACCTGGTTGCGGAACATGCCCAGGTAAATCTTGTATTCGCCTTCGGTGAGGCGGATTCCTGTTGTGGTGTCGATCCAGCGCAGCGCGGCGCGGATGCGGGTCTTTGCGTCCATGCCGGCGAACATGTTGTTCTTCTGGGTGTATTCGGCAATGATGACCATCCGTTCGTGCCACGGTAGAGCCGCGTGCATCCCCTCGACGGCCATGGCGTGGTCATAGTTGATGGGCCTGGGGTCGACATCCTCGTCGTAGTAGATGGACATGTTGCCCACGCAGGTCCCTGACCAGCTCCAGCGGCACCAATTCCACAAAAGATCATCACCAGTCAGGCTACTCATCGGCCACCTCGTACCGGTTGCACTTCGTCCCGTACGGCTTACCCTTCAAGCAGCGCGTGATCGTGTCGCCGAACGGCGTCTCGATGGACTTGGCATGCGCACAGCCTTTGCACGACCGGTTGATCGCGGCCTGCTGGCGGCTCATCACGACCAGCATGGGGTCGCGGAATTCCCACTTTTGCAGGTCAGCCGTCATCGTCCGATCTCCACTAGCACAAAGCCCTTCTTGTCTGCATCCAGCGCGCCATCCAGCGTGAGGGGCCGGAACTGGCTGTCGTCAATGCCCAGCGCCGCGGCGATGCCGTCCAGCCGCGGCTTCTCCGCCGACAGCAGGCCGTCCAGGTCGCGGCGAACCTTGTTAGGCGCGACCCAGGTAATCGACACGGGCACCTGGCCGGCGGGCGCCAGGCTGTTGCGGCCCAGCGCCTCCTTGGCGGCGAAAAACGCCGACTCGCGCGCGCGGACCTTTGCGGCATGGGTGGTGCCCCAGTGCTTGCCGCCCTCGCGGTTCGCCATCAGGCTGGTGTCGGGCCAAGGCAGGCGGATGGTCAATCGGTCCAATGTCATCTCAGTCCCTCAACTGGCTGTATTTCTGTTTCGGCTTGAACTGCACGGCGTTGCGCGCTTCGATCACGGCTTGCTGGTCCGCATCCAGGAAGCGAGAGTGCTGGCCCTGGAACGTCAAAAACACTTCGCCCAGCGGCCCCATGCGCTGCTTGCGAATCAGGATCTCGGCGAGTCCCTTCATAGGGCTGTCCTCGTGGTAGTACTCGTCGCGGTAGACCATCAGCACCACGTCGGCATCCTGCTCAATCGCGCCAGATTCCCGCAGGTCGCTGAGGATCGGACGCTTATTGGGACGCTCCTCGACCTTCCGCGACAGTTGGGACAGAACGATGATCGGGCAGCCCAGTTCACGGGCCAGCAGCTTGATCGCCCGGGTGATTCCACCCAGGTCTTCGTTCCGCGTCGAACCTTCACCTTGCATCAACTGCAAGTAGTCGACGACGATCAAGTCCAGCCGCCCTTGGCGCTGCTTCACCTTGCGGGCCGCCAGCCGGATACGAGCAACGTTCGACAGGCTGGGGTCATCGGCAATAATCAGACGCTGGTTTTCTAGGAGTTGGATGGCGTGCGTGAGCCTTGGCCAATCGCCGTCTTGAAGCTTTCCCGTGCGCAAGCGCTGGGTGTCGATCGCGCCGTAGCGCGCAATGGACCGCTCAACCAACTGGGCCGCCGCCATTTCCAGGGAAATCACTAGCGCAACGCCATCTTCCTCGGTCACGTTCTCCGCGATGTTGATCGCGAACGTCGTCTTGCCCATTGAGGGGCGCCCGGCCACGATGATCAGGTCGCCAGCTTGGAAGCCGCTCGTCTTCTGATCCAAATCCGTGAACCCACTGGAAAGCCCAGAAATGCCGCCGGCACACTCACCACGGGCTTCCAGGGATTCGATAACCTCTCGCAGCAGGAAGCCCACCTCGACAGGCTCACGCCCCGCCTGGCGCGTGTCGGCCAGAGCCATGGCAAGCCCGGTAGCCTGCTCAACCAACACGGACGAATCGCCGGTTTCGTTGGCTGCCAGTTCCGCAATGTCGTGGCCCAGCGTCAGGACGTCGCGGCGAACTCGATGCGCGCGGACGATCTCGCCATAGCTGCGCACGTTGGCGCTGCTGGGCACGTTGCTGGCGATCGCGTTCAGATACGCCAAGCCGCCGGCCGCTTCAGCACGCCCCTGGGCTTGCAGCGCGTCGTGGACGGTCAGGACGTCGGCCGGCTTGCTGCTGTTCAGCAGGCGCACCGTGGCTTCGAAGATCAGCCGATGATCGTGGCGGTAGAAGTCATCCGCGTTCAGGAGGTCACCGAGGCGATCCCAGGCGCGGCTGTCCTGCAACAGGCCGCCCAAGACGCCCTGCTCTGCTTCGACAGAATGCGGCGGTACACGCACGGCTTCGGCGCTCATGCTGCCTCCTTGCACACCAATTCAGCCTGCTTTCCTCGTGTGGTCAAGCCGAATTCTCCCTGATCACCAACCCACCACAGCTTGAACCAGTTGTCACGCACACAGCCAAGGAACGCCAAACGCCAGTCCTTGTACTTCTTCGATGCGTTCACCCCGCCCGGCAGATACTTCGACTTAAATTCAACCCAACACAGGCTGAGCATTTCCTCCGGCAGGCCCACTTTCTCGGCGTACTTCAAAACAGGCTCGTAGCCTTCGATGACTGACTCACCTCTGGACTGGCAGTCATCCATAAACGTTTTCAGCGTGACGGCAGATTTTCCTTTCTGCTTTGCAGGATCGGCAGGAGGCACCGGCTCTGGCGGCAAGCCAGAGGGGGTATCTGTTCCATGTTCTTGTTCTTGTTCTTGCTCTTGGCTTCCAAGGGTCTCCGAAGGGGCTTCTAAGAGGCTTTCTTTCCCACTGATTTCTCCCCTCATTTTGGTCATGTGATAAGCAGCCCCGTATCGCTCGAAGAACCGTGCCAAATAAGGGTTCTCGGGTTGCGCGTCATACTCGTTTTGCACGCCCTTGCATCGCTTATCAGCAGCCGAAAGCTCCGCATCGATCTGGAACTTGGCCATTTCGATGACCCAAACCATCTCAGAAGCCTCGTCGTACTGACAAAACCCGGCTTCTGAGGCCCTTTGAAGTCCCTTCAAAGCCCCTTCCATGCCCAAGCCAGTTTCATGCGCGATGTACATGACCGGCAGGTAATAAAGGCCGATCATGTTGGAGTGTGAGCAGGTCATCAGGTAAAGAGAAACAACCTGAGCCTCGGCGCCTGCCTTACGCAGACGCTTCCCGGTTTCACCGATCCAGAATTGGGGGGAGACCTTCCCATAATCACGCATCGCTACACGCTCCCGCTCTTTTGAAGTGCGTTCGATGCGCCGCGGATCCACTCGCAAACAAGCTGGGCTTGTTCGGCAGAAATCATGATGACTACTTGCTCCCCCACTTCATTGGTTTGAGCAATCATGATTTCCTCGCCACACACCGCCACTTCCAGATCATGCATTTTCATAGCTGCCCTTTTGCTGCCCGTTAAGGAAAAAACACAGCGCCAGGCCTGACGGGCTGACAGGCTTTTCAGGAGCTACCCTAGGCGTGTGCAAACAACTCATTCGTCACCCTTCACCAGACGGCGCAGCGGCTCGACGGCGCGCTGGTAGTGCAACTCCACTTCTGCCGACCACTTTCCCAACTGCATCAACGCAGCGCGGGTTGCATCCACGTATTCCCATTCACGTTTCCAGCGCTCAGCGCGCGGAATGCCACCCTGGTCATGCTGGCGGTGCAGTTCGGGGTTCAGCGGGAAGCACAGGCTGTCGCACGCCTTCAGTGCGCCGCCCTTCCCCAAGTTCACATGGCAAGCCTGCGCGGGCTTGCCGGTCACCAGGCAGCCCAGCGCGGCTACGTTGCGGCGGTGTTGCTCACTGCGCAGCAACGTCGGCAACTTGTGGCCTGGAGGGCGATAGAAGCCCATGACAATCTCGACCTTGCGGCCAATCCCTTCGCTACGGGCGGCCTTGGCGCGCTTCATGGGCGTCTTGCGCTGAAGGGTGGAGTTGCGAATCACGCATCTCTCCCAAGGCTGGTACGAGACCAGTCAACGCCCTTCTCATTACCGAAGGCGTAGGCGAGTTCGATGAGTTCCGTCATCTGATTCACGGTCATCTTGCTGGTGCGTTGGCCAAGCAGGACCATGCCGCCGTCAATGCCCATCGCCATCCGTGTTTCACGGCGCAGGCCGGCCGTCAGGATGTCCTTGACCTCTTCCGGCGCCACCTTCACGAGCGCGCCATTGACGATGAATTCAACTTGGCGGCTGATGTCGGTCAGGATCGACCACATCATGTCGTTCTGCGCCAGCGTGCGAGTACGAGGCTTGATCTCCACTCGGTAGCCTTCCGGCGCGTTGGAGCAAGCGTAGGCAGCGTTGCGCCGTGCCAACGGGTGCGACAGGACGAACACTTGTTTGTCCATCATTGCGCCCGTCCCTTCGACACCGCGCGCAGTACATTGCGCTCCATCCGATGCAAGATCACGCGGCCTGCACGGAACAGCGGTACGAGCATGTCGGCGTCGTTCTGGCACAACACACCATCAGCGATCGCATCACGGAGCTCGGCGGCGATCTTGCCCACCTTCGCCATGACTTCCATCAGCTTTTCTTGGAGAGCCGCCAGTTCGTCCGGATGACCGCTGGCCGGCGGCGGCGGAACGAAATCCACGAACAGCCCTTCCTGCGCGCAAAGCGACAGCAACCAATCGCGGGACTTGTCGGACGTGGTGATGTCTCTTTCCAGCCACTCGGTCAGCAGGACCGCAACGTCAATGTCCAGTTGCTCGTCGCCCTTCAGCTTGCGGCGCAGGGACTCAGGATGAATGGACGTGTCACGTCGCTCGGTGAGGAACGTCGCAGCCGCTGAAACGCCGCCATCAGCCTTGCGCACTGTGTTGTAGAGCGTGTCGCGCCACTGGGTATTTGTGTAGTGAGCGGTCATAGGGCTGATTCCTTCAAAATTTCAACGTTTCGGTATTTCTGCGCCGTCTATAAAGTTCGGCACATGGAAAACAACAACGAATCCAAACCTGTGACCCGAGCGCATCTGTTCGTGCGCATCGACGCCACCCTTCTCTCTCAGCCGTCCGAGCAAACGGCCGAAAGCGAGACCGCGAAGCCGCAGGACGTAGAAACTTCCGCCGAAGACGCCGAACAGAAATGACCGAGACCGAGCAGCTTTTGAAGAACGCGGCCGCAGTGGCCAAGCGCACGTTCATCGACCCCACCGAAACGGCGGTACTGGAAATCTTTAAGGAGCTGTGCGCCGAACGTGACCGCATGGCGTGGGCGAGTGAGGGCCGCGAATCGGCTTCGGTGCATTGACGTCATGCCGCCCTCGCTTCCTCTGCGCGCTTCGTAACGGAACGGCGAGTCTCACGGCGGTGCAATTTGATGAGGCGTTCGCCATCCGACCACTTCAAGTCGCGGTATCGGCCCTTGCAAATGTCAGCCACCCAAGATTGAGGCTTGTCTCCCATCGCTTTCGCGATTCGGACTTGCGTCCAGCCGATGGCTTGCAGATCAGAGATGAGGTTTTTCCAGTCCATGCGCCATTTAATCGCAATTGCGCTTATCACGCAAGCGCCATTGCGATTGCCGTAAGTATCACAATTGCGATATGAGCGCCCTTAAAGACCGCCTTGCTGAAGCAAGGACCGAAGCAGGACTATCCCAGGCCCAATTGGCGAAAGCCGTAGGGGCGGGTCAGTCCACGATTGCCAGCATCGAAAACGGGAGGAATAAGGGGTCGTCCCTGTTCCTGGACCTGGCGCGCGCCTTGAATGTGAACGTCGAATGGCTGATGGACGGCGCTGGGCCTAAGAAGGGAGACACTGGCGCCGCGCCCTCCGCGATTCGTGAGCCGGCAGCACCCTGGCCCTTCCCAGATATTTCCGAACAGGATGTGCGCGCGCTTCCACCCGCTCAACTGAACGCTTTACAAGGGGCTTTAGCCTTAGCGATTGCGCAGTTAAAGCTTGGCGTCGACGTTGCGCCTAAAGCGGCCCAACTGCCAAATCCAACTGCGGCGGCCTTGCGGTCGCACAAACCCGGCGGCCTGGTCGACATGGACCACGCTGACGACGCCTTCCCCATGCGGATACCGGGCCTGCCGGCACCTTGGGAAGGCGGGAAAACGACCTATCAGGCGGAGCTTGAGCCAAAGCTAAGCCTTGCGAAGCGGGATACCGTAGTCGCCAATGCCGGCCCAGGTGAGCCACATGCCGAAAACGACGAGTTCGAAGCTGTGCCGGAACTGTCCGATGTGCGGCTTGCCGCTGGCGACGGCATCGAGAACCACGACGAAACCCAAACGGGAGTGTTGCAGTTCCGCCGATCGTTCTTGCGGTCCGTGGGGGCAGCCTCAGGGAAAGGAAGGGTGGTGTATGCAAAAGGCGACAGCATGGAGCCCGTAATCAGAGACGGCGCCGCCCTACTCTTCGTCTCGAACGAGGATCTGACCATCCGCGACTTGGCCGCTGGTGGCGTCTATGCGATCAACTATGACGGCAAGATGATCGTAAAGACGGTGGCGAAGGACAAGCTCACCGGCCGTTGGGTAGCAAGATCGTTCAACCCCAACTATCCGGACATCCCTCTGGAGAACGGGCACCCTGCCCGCGTGCTGGGCCAAGTGGTATGGGCAGGTGCTAGGCTGCGGGACGATGAGGCGGGACAGTGGGTGCGGTCGTGAGGCCTGCGGCGCTGTAGCTAGAAAAGCCTCGGCTTTGCGTTGTTCGTCGCCAACTAAGCAAGCATCGGTATTCTTCAACATGCTTGCTTTTTTTATTCCGCCGGTCATAATGCAAGCACACCAAACAAAAGGAGTGCTTGCATGGCCGACAAAACTAACAAGACTTCCGGACGCGCAAAAGGTGGCGTCGCTCGTGCGAAGGTTCTCGCGCCTGAAGAGCGAAGCATGATTGCCAAGAAGGCTGCCGTAGCGCGCTGGGGGCAAAAAAAGCCGGAAGCAACACATCGAGGCAATTTCGAGGAAGACTTCGGCATCGACGTCGATTGCTATGTCCTGAACGATGAGCGTAAGACGGCTGTGATAAGTCAGCGAGGCATGGGGCTAGCACTCAGCCTTGGGGAAGGTGGCAGCCGACTCCCGCGGTTCATGAGTGGCGAAAAAGTTGCTCCATACGTTGGGCCTGAATTGCGCTCAAAACTAGAGAATCCTCTTATTTTTCAAGGACTTCTGGTGGGCCCGAACGGCGAAAGCATGCCCGCTTCGGACGTCAATGGTTATGACGTCACCGTGCTGATTGACGTGTGTAACGCCATCGTCGATGCACGCTCGGCTGGTGCCTTGCTGAAGCGTCAATGGCATATCGCTGATCAGGCACAGATCATTCTGAACGCGTCAGCGAAATCAGGTATTCAGGGGCTCGTATACAAACTATCAGGCTATGACGCGACCAAGGCGGAGGTGGTGGCCGCGTTCAAGCAGTTCGTGCAGGAGGAAGCTAAAAAGTATGAACAAGAATTTCCTAGTGATCTCTATGCACAGTGGTACAGGCTGTATGAAATTCCCGTGCCTGTGCGTGGGATGCCCTGGAACTTTAGGCACCTTACTGTTAAGCATATTTATTACCCCCTCGCGAAGAGCAATGGGAAAATTCTTGACCTGATCAGAGCCCATAAATCAAAGGACGGAGATCGACAGAAGAAGCTGTTCCAGTTCTTGAATGATGTCGGCGCCCGGGCACTTCGTATTCAAATCGGCCGAATCTTAGAAATGGCTGAATCGTCCGACAGCAGCGGCGAATACGAACGGAAGTTCACTGATCGGTTTGGCGGCCAACGAGAGTTGGACCTCCCCACCCAATAGACCATCATAGCCACCTCCGGGTGGCTTTTTTATTGCCACACGGCCCGCGGCGCCGTCACGCAGCGGCAATCCCCTAACGATATTCGACATCGAGGCTCGGCGGCGCCGGCTGCCCTGGCGCAAGCGTGCAGTTACTCACTATCACCTCCGAACCCACTGATCCCGCCCCGACATTAAGGCCGCCCGAAAGAACTGCTACATCCGGCGTGGCCAAGAACAGGGTTTTGCCAGTGAACCCTCCATAACTGTTCTTAGCATTTACCGCGCCGCAAATGCTTGGCCGCGGCTGACCGGGCTTCTGAGCGGCATAGACACCATAAAACCGCGCCGATTCGGGGTCTTTTAGAGAATTCCTGAGCCTGCTTAAGCTCGTATCTACGTATGCCTTCTCCGCCGTTACCAATTGCGCAGCGGGCACAACCGTTTTCGCAGGTCTTTGCGCTGCGCAGCCGGACAGCCACGCGACCGACCCGACCATAGCCAGAATCCAGGCTTTCATTTCACTCCCCTAGTAACAAAACAATTCAAACATGGTAGCCGGAATAACAATCGCATTTGCGCTTGACTAATTCAATCGCAAATGCGATTATTCACCCATGCGCTGCCAACTCAGCGCCGCAACAAGCCCTCGGCCTCGTATCCCAGCGAGAGGACGTCACCGCCACAAAGTCGGGTGGGCATGGGAAGCAGTACCAGCAGCACCGCTCTTTAACAACCAGCAAAGCGATAGAACAGGCCGATGACCGCAAGGTGGCTAGGCCCAGGGCGCAACCCGTTACCCCTGAACAAAGATCGACGGCTACCAGGTCGCGCCTGGCTCCGGGAGTGGAGCTATAGAACGCGGCTTGGTTGAAGAGGCAGCGCACTACCTGGAGCCGCGATGAGCGGGAGTTGCCAGGCGGTGCGTTGCCCCAGATTCATCTGAATGCCAGCCCTCCCGGCTCAGGCATTTTCATGAACCTGGAGATACCGATGAAAGAAAAGCTCGAGCAGGACATTGCTGACGCCAAGCGCGCATTGCAGGACGCAGAGGCAGCTCTACTGCTCTGGACGCAGAAAGCAGAAAACAACGTCTTCGCCACGCTGGAAGACGCGGAGGGCGAGGTAGAAGAGATTCTGCGCGGTCGTGCCCATGAGGATTGCGAAGGCTCCTACAACTGCGGCGCCGATGTGTACGACCAAGAATTCATGGTCGACGGCGTGAAGTACGTCGGCACGTTGAAGTGCGAATACAACCGCCACGACAAGACGTACTACTACCTGGAAGAAGCCGAATTTAGCGTTGAAAAGTTTGGCTGAGATTGAAGAAGCATCGCTCTACCTGGAGCCGACGCAACCGTTTGAATTTATCGAACAGTTGCTAGGGAACAGCCAGGTAGCGCGCTGCTCCGGAATTCATCCGCCAGCCCGTTCTATGAGCGATGGCTGACGAATGAAAACAGGAGACAGCAGATGGCCCTCAATTCTCGTTCGACCGAACGCCGCTTGTTCCGGGATCGGAAGTTCCGGCGGGGGCAGCACCGGGATCTGAAGTTCTGGCACGCCATTGCCAAACACTGCAATAGGCCGAACGAAAACGGGCAGCGGATTGTTCGCCTCCTGCGGTACTAGCCAGCCCGTTCCTAGAGCGGGCTTACGAATGAACAAGGAGAGCAAGGATGGACATCGTTGTGTCCCGAAGTGAGCTTCGACGTATGTACCGAAACCGAAAGTTGCGGCGCCCGCAGCACCGGCAAGTGCGTTTCTTGCGTGCGATCGTCAAGCACTTCAACAAGCCTAGCGAAACCAGGCGTCGGATTCTTCGCCTCTTGCAGCACTAACAATCTCTGCGCCCTGACAGGACGCAGACACATGAGTCCTGAAAGAAGCGGCGGCGTGGAAGGACACGCCCTCGACTGCGCATGAAGCTCTAGAGCTAACGACTCGGATGACCCTTAAGGGGAAGCGGCGCAGAGGGGCAGTAGACGCAACTGTAGCCGGTACTCAAGCCCGGCCCGCTTCTTTCAGGATTCATACCGATTAACAAGGAGAACGAGATGAAACGACCCGCTGCGATGGCGGCAGTTCCGGCAGCAGCGGTGATTGCCGCCGGCGGCTTCACCTACGCCGCCAAAGATCAGCCGTTTGAGCTTGTGATGCTTATCGTTGCCGCCCTTGCCGCAGTGTTCGGCTTATTTGGTTATGCGTGCGCTGACGAGTAATTACCCATCCCGTTGATAAGCCCGAGGGGCAAAGGAGAAGAGATGACGTTTGGACTTTTGCACCTTGGCCTCCTCCTTTGCGGAGGCGCCATTGGATGGCACGGTATCAAGAACCCCGTTACTTGGATCGGAATCGCGGGTTTGATGCTGATCGCAACTTCGGTTTGATATCTCCCCCTGGTGCTGCATAGCAGCCGTAGCCGCACGAAACGCGGCGCTATCAAGAAGGGGCCGGGCCAGCGCGATACCGCTGGTTCCGTATCGGGACGCAAGCCGGCCCCTCCTTGATGGCTGTGAATAAGGCAGTACGGGTGTCCTACCACCCGAGCAATCAGCTCCTTGACCCAGTGGGAGTCTGCCGAAATAGATTGGGCACCATCACGAGGCGCAATCGTTAACTGCGATGACGGGCGGAGAAAATTAGCGTGCCGCTGACCACCCCGGGAAAGTAGCGGGGACTCCCCACAGACGACATTGCGGCAGCGCCTTAGCCACGCTGCACAACTCAACTTTCAACACGCGAAAACGGGTACGACAAACCGAGGCTTTGCATCGGGGCGCAGTGTCGTCTGTAGGTAGTCAAACCACAAGTTAGCAGCTGCCTTTCCCCACCTTCAAGACCCCAGTCTAGACAGCCGAGTGGCCATGAGGCTTGACGGCTGGGTATCCGTGAGGACTGGGCCGAGGGCAGCTGCACCTTACATAGGAATCACCATGAAGGAACTCAAGCTTGAGGAATCCTACGCTCTTGATGATTCGTGCCAATTGAAGTATTGGGCGCGAGGTCATTGGTCCTGGGGCGAGTTTGTCACCGCCGTTCAGGAGCGGGTGGCTAAGGAAGAGCGCGATATCCCCGCATGGGTAGTAGTGCAGGCTCCGGTCAAACAGGTCTATCAGCGTGTCGTGCCGTGTCGAGATTCCATCGTCTCTGACACACGCCTTGTCATGTCGGACGTTCCTGGGCGTGGGGCAACTGCCGTCACAGTTATGGACTTCTGGTTTCCGCTGCACTCCTATTTGCCGGTCAAGCCAAAACCCTATCAATTCTCGAAGGAGAAAGGCCATGGGGAATCGACCTAGATTCACCTTCGACCCGCCCCAGCACATCTACGACGTGAAGTACGGAGAGGTCGTCCGAGGGATCGAGGCGGATCTATTTACCTACCGCTGGGTAGTCATAGAAGCGTTTGAACAGGAATTCCCGGACGAGGACGCGAAGATGCTGGCGTTCATTGCTGGCAAAGCTGACCAGCCGGAGAAGATCCTTGAACTGGCGGCGTCCGGCATTCTCGGGCCTGAGTGCCGGGACCAGATGACGCTGGCTATTGCCCACGTCGCCGACTACCAAACCACGAAGTACGTCCGCGGCTTCTGGCCTGATTGGAATCCGCAATGAATACCGCCCTCTTCATCCTGTGCGGCCGGTGCGCCGATTACCCCTTGGGCCTGATCGGCGACCGCGCCATGGCCTTTCTGAGGAAGTCAGCATGACGACGAAACACGATTCGCCCTGCTACGAAGTGACGCACGACGGCCGCGTCTTTTCGGTTGACACGAACTGGCGCGGTTATGGGCGCCGAGAGCTTGCGCAGACGCCAAACTCCCACGGCTACCCGTCCGTCCGCATCCTGCAGAACGGCAAGCGGGTCCGCATGGCAGTTCACAAGCTCGTAGCTAGGACCCACCTTGGCCCGCAACCTGCCCCAGGCTACGAGGTCCGCCACCTAGACGGTAACAAGCTGAACAACGATTTTCGCAATCTGGCATGGGGCACCGCGAAAGAGAACGCCGCTGATCGCGAGGCGCACGGCCACACATCGCGCGGCGCCAAGCACTCGGCCGCGATCAAGGCCAGTTCACAGGCAGAGGCTGTACGCGCCTATCACCGCAAGGCCAAGGGAGAGCAGCAATGATCCGCCTCCTAACCTTCCTCAAAACCCACGGCCCCACGATCTTCTTCGGGGCCGTTTTTCTGCTCGCTACCTGCGTTCTTCGCCCCACTCTCGACAAGTACGAGCAGGAACGGGTGGCGAAGGAAGGCGGGACTATGTACGCCGCAAAGGAATAGACATGAGCCGAATCCCTCACGGAGGCCCTGGCGAGATTCTTCCTGTTGAAGAGCGCGTACCGGCCGACGCTTTCGATAACGCAATTCGTTCCTTCGGCGTCGTCAACGCGTGCGAATGGTTCGGGCACGACCCGGACAGCAAATTCACCACCGATACGATCCGCCTCCTGCGCATTCGTTCCGGAGTGCCGGAGGAATCGGCATGAACTACTTCGCATCTTCACAAGACGACGAAGCCGCCGCGCTGGCCTACCAGCAAGAACTCGAACATCAGGAGCAAGACCATGCAACACAGCGAATCGATGAAGGCCATCGCGCCAGCACTCTTAGCGGCCCAGAAGGCTACGGAGTTCGCCAAGAAGGACGCCACGAACCCGCACTTCAAGAATAAGTATGCCGATCTGCCCGCCGTCATCGAGGCCGTCAAACCGGCCCTGAACGCCGCTGGCATCGTGTACATCCAGACCGCCAGCCCGTCCGACGACAACCGTCTGCACCTGACGACGATGCTTATGCACGAGTCTGGGGAGTGGATCTCCGACACGCTGGTCATGCCGCTGCCCAAGCAAGACCCACAAGGCTATGGCAGTGCGATGACCTACGCCCGGCGCTACGCCTTGGCGGCCATTACTGGCGTCTACCAGGACGACGACGACGGCAACGCGGCGTCCGGCCCGTCTACTCGGTCCACCCAAGCACCGAACGATGCGGCGCCCGCCGAATCGCAGGCCACCGAAGCGGACGCGATGATCGTCGCACAGATGAACGCCGCAGCGACCGTTCCTGACTTGGTGAAGCTGATGAACGGCCTTGCAGCCGGCCAAAAGCGCCTCGTCACCCAGCATTTCAACCAACGCATGAGCGAACTCAAGAAGGCAGCGTAATGAGCAACGACCTGAACCAATGCCAGTTTATCGGCCGTCTTGGCAAAGACCCCGAAGTTCGATATGCGCCTGACGGTGCCGCTGTCGCCAACTTCTCCCTGGCATGCGGCTGGAAGACCAGCAGCAAGGAAGGGACAGAATGGGTCCGCGTCACGGCCTTCGGGAAGCTCGCTGAGATTTGCGGGGAGTACCTGAAGAAGGGAAAGCAGGTGTTCATCCAGGGCCGTATGCAAACCCGAGAGTACGAGAAGGATGGCAGCAAGCGCTACGTCACCGAGATCATCGCGGATCAAATGCAGATGCTTGGATCGAAGGACAGCCAATGACCCACGTCTACCTTGATATCGAAACTTTGCCGGACATGCGCGACGGTGCGCTGCAAGCCTTCATCGACGACGCCAAGGAGAACTTCAAGGCGCCGTCCACTCTGACGAAGGAGCAGGCGGCGGCTGATCTGGGGATGACGGACAAGGAAAAGATCAAGTTCGTCAGCAAGGACACCATGATCGCTGATTGGGTGGCCACCTTCAGGGAAACCAAGGGGCCGGAAGTTGCCGAACAGGAATGGCGCAAGACGGCGCTGAATGGCGCCAGCGGCCAAGTTTTGATGATTGGCCTTGCATTCGATGATGCGGACCCGGTGGTCGCCCATGCCTCCACCGAGACGGAAACGCTGGCCGTCGCGTTCGACATGATCCGCCAGGGTATCGACCCTAACCGCCGCCCGGTGTTCATTGGTCACAACGTGACCGGCTTTGACCTTCGGTTCATCTACCAGCGCGCAGTCATCACTGGCGTACAGCCGCCGCTGGCTATCCCCTTCGGCGCGCGGCCTTGGGACGATTCAGTGTTCGACACCATGACCCAATGGGCTGGGCACGGCAACCGTATCTCGCTGGACAACCTATGCACCGCCCTTGGCCTTCCTGGCAAAGGCGAAATCGACGGTAGCCAGGTCTACGACTATTGGAAAGCTGGCCGCATTGCCGAACTGATCGCGTACTGCGCTGATGACGTTCACAAGGCCAGAGAAGCCCACCGGCGCATGACCTTCCAGCGCTTGGCCGCGTAACCCCTCCCCCGCAGCCCCGTACCCCGC